AGATTATCTTCCATCGCCTCTTCAGTAATACTGAAGCCAAGAGCAATTGTCTCGTGATTATACCTAGCAGTGAACGACTCTTGCGCCGAGTCATAGCTGATGGCCGCGCCTTCAGCTTTAACTGGTGCGGCACCGAAGCCGGACAGCTTTACTTCTTCTTCAAACGAACGCTCAGATGATTCAGTTTCGTAAATCATCGTGTGCTCGTCCTCATACCGCTCATACTCCATTCCAAACAAAGCGTTCAGACCGGGGAGCAGTTCTTTCAACATTTGTGCGCGTGAAATAGCCATTTCCTAAGTCTCCTTAAACACCGAGCTTGGTTTCGTAGGCATGGCTAAGTGGGAGGTACGTCACAATACAGTCGGTGAAAGCATCACCTACCGTGCTGTTAGGACCATCCACGAAGTCCACAATACGAAGCGGAAGCGAGTTGGTGGTTGCGATAGAGCCACCGTCGAGAGCGTTCTTGCTCCTTCCGATAGCAGTTGAGCCAGCAGTGCTGACAGCCGAGACGTTATTGCCCAGACCTGTCTGAGCGATTGCCTCATCTCCCTGCATCTGGAACAGCAGCTTGGGATCATCTACGACATAAGCCATGATGTCACTTGCCGCCGTTGAGGCAGGGAAGTATTGGTTAAAGGTTAACTGACCAGTACCAGGATCAGTGTAGGAAACGCCGACAAAGATGCCGACAGTTCCTGCCACGACAGCAGTAGTAACCGCCGCCTTTTCCAAAGTACCAGCCGCAACCAGCTTGACGAAATCACCATAGAAGATGTCCGTGGCATAACCACTGGCAATCTTGATATGGCGCACTTTTCCGGTGAAAGAACCAGAAGCACTAAGAGTGCCTACGGGTTCTGCACCCATCGGAGTAGCTGCTGTAGCCATTTTAAGTCTCCAAACTTAGATTAAAGGCCAAAGCTCTCCGGTAAACCGGAGTCATCCTCGACCAAAGGTAGTCCGAGTTGACCGATCTGGCTTCAGAACGGGCATTCGGGGATCGTTTTGCTTTAAGAAGTTGTTATCAACAGATGCCATCTGATTGCTGGCGACATCTTCGTAGTATGCCTTTCTCTTTTCAGCCTCTGCTTCTGGCTGTTTACAGAGTAAAAGACCGCCTATTTCGATGTTTCCATGAAATCTGGAATCTATATCAGACATGACCTCAAGCTCTGGGTGATCTTCCTGCTTTACAGGCACCCATCCCTCCCTAAACTTCTGGGAAACATTCGTAGCATCTGACTGGCCCAGTGTACTGGTGCGTACCCACCTAAACACCCAGCCGTCTTGAGGGGCTGGGGTCGGCAGTACGGAGGCCGGTATCCACGAATCGCTTGTTCTTGTCTCTACTTCTCTGGACTCTGCGTCCCTGTTTGTGCGCTCTTCTGCCATTACTCTGCCTCCTTCATAAGCTGGTTGGCATATTGTTCAGGTGTTATCCCTAGCCTTTTGGCTAGACTTAGCTGAGTGCGAGTCAGCTTCACCTTGCGTGGCTTCGCGCCGTTATTCCGTGAGGAAGGCGCTGTGACCACGGGGGGACTTTTGGTGTCATCACCAAAGTATTCTGGAAACTTAGAGCGCATCGTGCGATCTATAGTCTCAAAGTATTCATCTGAGCTAGGATCAAATCCTTTGTCAGCAATTAATTCTTCGTGGATGCCATAAGCAAAGGCAGTCATTGCCTTTTCCTGTCCAAACCACGGATTGTCTTGCGCCCATTTAGCCTCTCTTTCTGTAGGCTGACGCGGCTGTTGTGCCTGCTGCGGGGGCTGTGCCTGCTGCGGCTGTTGAACTGGCGGTTGCGGCTCTGGGAACCGTTGTGGTTGTTGAGCAAATCTCTGCCTATCAGCGTTGATCTGATTCATCTGATAATCGGCAGACTGAAACTCAGACTGCGCCCTCATCATAGCTTCTTGGGCTTCGACAACCTTATCCGTATTTCCTTCTTCGTATGCTTGGCGATACTGACCTTTAGCCTGCTCCAGAGCCAGATTAGCTCGCTCTCGAATCTGATGAACCAGATACTGCTCGCCTTCCTGGATGATCGCATGATACTTCTTGTTTTCATCCGCATACTTCTGAGCCACTCTGACAGCTTCTTCACGCATTTTCTCAGCGGCTTCGCGTTGCCTGCGCTCCTCATGCTGCTGATAGCGTAATTTATTAATGCGCTTTTTGACTTTCTCTGAGTAACCCTCCAGTTCTTCGTCATCTGACTCAACTGTTTCCTCCTTGGCCTCTTTGGCAGGAGGGCGGCGATCCTCTGGGGGCCGGTCATCTACGACTTCGACATCAACATCAGTTTTTTCACCGCCGATTGTTGTCTTGACACCGAAAAACTTGTCCTCGCTGGACATGGTTTGATCTTCCATCTGCTCTTCGCTCATACCTTCACAATCCCCCTTGGGTCTTCAACTACTGCTTCAACGCTGTCGTCATTGATAAGGCGAAACTCCTTACCGTGAACCTTGAATCGCGTTCCGCTATATGAGCGCATCAGCACCCAATCACCTTCCTCACACCACGGGCCGCTTGGGAAACGCTTTTTGTCTCCGTAAGCGTCAGCGCCCATCTTCATTACAAACCCGCACACAGAGCCAATCTCTTCAATGTGCATGGTTTCTCTGGCCTTGAGGATGCCCCCCTCCGTCATTTCTTCGGGTTCTGGGAGGGCAATGAGTAATTTGTAGCCTTTGGGTTCGGGTAGTTGCTTGGCAACCTGTGTGTCTTCTTCAGTCATAGTCCGTTCCTGCACCAGAGATAGGTGTCCGGTGTCACCATGCGTTACCGTGTGTAACGAATTACTCGCGCTCCAGCCTCTCGTCTAGGTCCAGTAGCGTTCTTTCTGCAAAAGCCAGCCCTTGGATAATGCCCACATTGCGGGAATACTCATCCATGTCCTTGCAACCGCCTATCGCCATGTGATCCGAGACCTCGTTCATTTGAGTTCTCAGATCGTTTTGTATGGCTATTAAGACGTTATTCGTTGCCTTTTTCGTCATCTAGGGTGTCCTTGATTAGATTGAATCCAGCCTTGAAGCCCTCTATCTCTTGCTGGGTTTCATCTTTGGAATCTTGCATCGCTACCTTTGCAGCGATCTTTGCGCTTTCTAGGCGTTCTTCTTGATCCATCTTTTCCAGATCAAGCATTGTTTTGGCTTGCGCTTTCTGTGCATCGACTTGGACTTTAGCCATGTCGGTCTGCGCTTTAGCCGCCGCCTGTTGCTCCTTGAGCGTCAACTCTCGTTGTTGCATCTGAACAATGGGATCTTGCTGTTGTTTCGCGTTTTGCTCTGCTTGCGCCATCATCTGGGCCTTGCCTGTAAGCTGTTCTGCGGCAGGCACTGCCAGTCTGGATATACGCAGTTCGATATCTTCAGGCAGCTTCTCGTCTGGCCCTGGAAGCTCAATGCCAAGCTCTTTCTCAATCTTGGCTCTGTATAGAAACGCTACGTGTTCTGCAATGTGAGCGGCAAACGCGGCCTCAATCGCCTTCTTGTTAGGCGCTCGGGCGACCATCTTCATAATTTCTGGGTTCTGCATAGCCGCCATGTGAACTTGAATGTGCGCTTCGTGATCCTGATATATAAACGCCTTTACTGGCTCGCCAGTAATGATGTTCATATTTTCTGTAATCGGATCTGTCGGCTTGATATCGTCCTCTGTTGGAACGATCTTATCTGCGTCCTGAATGCCCAGAACGTCTAACATCTGGCGGTGAAGCAGTGGCATATCGTACATCTGGGGTGCTTGAGCAGCCAACTGCAACGCCGCCTGATACTGCATGATTCTTTGTGCCATCGTACCCGCATTGGGATCGCTGACCGGAATAATATCTACCTTGTCATCAAAGTCTGCAGGAACGGCCTGCCCATCGTCTTCCTCATATGGATAAACGTCTGGGCCATAGTCCCTGACAAGCTCTGACAGTATCTTGAGTTCCTTGGAGACGGCGGCATGAACACGGGCCTGTACCGCGCTCATCACCTTCATCTCTCGCTCTAATACTGCAAGCGTGGTGCCAACCGGCGCTTCGCCATTGATGTCTGAGGCTTTCACATCCGCCGCTGAAGCGAATCGACGCCCTTCATTTACAATGTCACCCAGCAACTGGTAGAGGACGTTGCTTGGCTCCTTGTAAGGCAGGAACGTGATGTTGTCGCGGATTGCACCACCCGGAACGTCTACGTCACGGAACTCTCCGGGCATGATGGGAGTATCATCGCCCTTGATTCTTAGTCCT